ATTAAAAAAATAAAGTTATGAATATAGATTTAACACAATCAGAATTGAATGAATTAATTTATGCAATTGGTTTTGCACAAATAGAAGGTCGTTTGTTAAGGAAAGACATTGCCGACCAAGTAAGTGATAAGTTATACCGTGCGTTAGCTTTAGAAAATGAACGCTTAGATAAGGTACTTGAACATGACTCAATTGTTCATGACATGAACTTTAAAACTAAATACATCCAAACAGGCAATTACTAAAAACAAATATTTATGTCCAGACATAAAATCGAATCAGTGATTACAAAACAAATAACTGAGATATACAGCGCCACTGACATAGTGACGGCAAAAGAACTACTTAGAAACCTATTAAACGCCTCAAATATCAAGGACGTAGACAAATCTAAAATGCTATCTGAATTGGATAATCTCAAGACTTTGAAACAAGTTCAATTCTACGCGACCAATTGTATGTTTAAATTTGAGGGTTTAGGAATTGATTAACCTCAACTCCAACATTATATTTAGTATATAAAAATAAAAAGTAAAAATTATGGGATTCTATTACGACAAACACTCCGACCAAGACAGAATGTTGAACAAGTTCGACAAAGTAGCTAAACGCAATAAACAAGAGATTGATGAGAATCATCCCGATTTTGAACCTACTAGTTTACCACTAGCCGAACAATTTAAGTATTGGGCTAAAAAAGATGAGATGGAACGTATCGCTCGTGACGCTAAAAAAGCAGCTGAGGAAACTAAAGTAAATGAACCGTTTATTAGCCACTACAAACCCAAATAGTATATTAGTATATACTGATGAAGGGGTGGCAAGTAAAGTCGAAAGGCTGACCTAGAAAAACCAATTAAATTAAATAAAAATAAATAAAATATGACTATAGTAGATACAACCGTTTATAAAGCCTTCGTTTTCATAGTTGAAGATGGAGACATAGAATATGAAGTAAGATGTTCTGAAAATGATGCTTCTGATGACTGGGAAATATTTGATATAACAAATGGAGGGTCAATTTCATTAGAAAGTGAATTAGGAAGTACTTTACTTGATTTATGTAGTGAACAAAAATTAATGAGTTAAATTATGACAGTTAAAGAACTAATAGAACAACTACAACAATTAGATCCTGAATTACATGTGTTCGTGAGTGGATATGAAGGTGGATATAATTATGCTGGTCCAATTATTGAGGATAAAGAATTTGCTTTGAATTTTCATGATGAATGGTATTATGGTAATCATGAAGTTGCTGATTATTCAGGGGTTGAGGAAGGTAATTATACAATAGTTAAAGGAATAATATTATAAAAATAAAATAAGTTATGAGAGTTATTTGTATTGAAGATTCATTATGGAAAGATGGATCAGCATATGATGGAACTATTGCCACCCATAAAGGAGCTATTTATCATGTTACAGGATCAGCTGATGCATCAGTATTAAGAGCCCAAGGATTTCCAGCCGCACCAGGTGTTTGGTATGGATTTTTAGAAGTACCTGGTGTGCATCATGGTGTTAGGTTTCTTGAGATACCTGAGGATGAGAATGAAGATGTGTCTGAAGAGTATGTTAGTGTAGCAGAAAGAAATATTCTTAATTATTAAAAAATAAGTTATGATAAACACAACAATTGAACGATTAATTGAAATTGAAAAAGAACGTGAACAAACCATGATGGATAAACAATTCCAACAATGGATGAAAAAGCTTAACGTGTCTCGTTTATATACTGATAAGGCAGGTGCTCTTAGAGCAAATGAGCTTATGAATCAATATGATTTGAGTAAATATAAGTATGTAGTAAATCTGTAATATACAATATTTTAGTTAGGGAGTCCGGTTAGATTGACCGCGACTCCCTTGCTATCTTTATTATATAATAAGAAAATAAAGAAAGATGACGATTTTAATATTATGGTTTTTGTTAATGTACGGTTTGTTAAGTAAAAAGAAATAATTAATTGACCGCGACTAATTCGTTAAATTTAGTATATAATAATAAAAATTAAAAAATATGAACACAGGTAAAAAACGTGGTAGACCAAGTAAAAAACAAGTAGCTAACTTTACAGTTGTTCCAACTGAATTAAAATTAGATATTGTACAATTGAGTAATTTGGATATTGATCCACGTATGATGAATACTATGCAAAGTGGTTTACCGATAGATGATTTAATTTCGCATGAAGGAGGTGTTCCATGTGCTACAAATATTATGTGTATAGGTGACCCAGGAGTAGGTAAAACAACTGTATTATTAGATTTATTAGCTTCTATGAATAATAAAGGACATAAATGTTTATTCATATCAGGTGAAATGGGTAAAAAACAAATGTTTAAATATACACAACGTTTCCCACAATTTAGAAATGTTAAAACATTGTTCATGGCTGATTATTTAGAACATAACACAAAAGAGGTTATTGAACAAGTAATGACTATGGGTTGGGATTGTGTGTTAATAGATTCAATTGCTGAGATTATAGAAGGTGTAAGAGATGATAATAAATGGGATCGTAAACAAGCTGAAAGCTGGTTAGTAGATTTATGTGTTAAGAATAATAAAGGTGATAATAATGAAAATGCTTATACTTCATATTTGTTAATTCAACAAGTTACTAAATCAGGTGAGTTTGTAGGTTCAAATAAATTGAAACACATGACCGACGCAATGATGGAAATGAGAAGAAGAAGTGACCGTGACGGAGGAGGTACATATATGAACTTTATTAAGAATAGAAATGGTAATGTCGACCAACAATTTAGTTACGACTTACAAAACGATTACATTTACTACGGTTCAATTGTAGAAGCAGAAGACGAAGAATAATTTTAACCTCAACTAACTAATTAAATTAATTATATAAATAAAAAAATATGAGTAATAAAGAATCAAATGGATTAGGGCTTACAACAATATTATTTTTAATATTCATGACCCTCAAATTAACAAATTTTATTGATTGGTCTTGGTGGTGGGTTACTTCACCGTTATGGATTCCAATTATTGCCGCTATTGTTTTTTTTATCATTGTTGTTTTAATATTTAAAAAATAAATTATGTTGAATAATATTACTAAAATAAGATTTTCCCAATACTATAAAAATGGAAAAACAAATAATGGATTCAGACAAGTAGGGTATTGGAATGATAATAATGCCTTTATTAATGAAAAAGATAGTGTTTTATTACAAATGGTGCTTAAAATAATTACTAAGTCAGAACCAATTCAATTGAATACTAATGATATTGTTTACGCTACTAAAGCAAGTGATATACCTCGTTTTAAATTAAAGGAGTTTATTAAGGAAAATAAAATAAGAAAAACATCTAGAGCTAAAATGGCTAATATATTCATATTGAATAAAGGTGTTTTTTTAGATTTAATTAAGAAATTAGAGTATGGTGAACATTATTTTGTGAATGAAAAATACGCTATAAACAATCATAAACTTTGGGGTGATGGAGGTGTTTGGGAGGAAGCTAAAAAAGGATTTAACTCCTATACAGATAAAAACAATTATTTTCTTATAGAAAAAGATAAGAGTAATTGGAAGGATATGTTTAAGGATAGTAGTTTAGAACAATTATTTAAAAATAATACTCACACAACTAAAGGTACTTTACTTAGTGTTTATAGAGAACAAAAATTAGTTGACTTACTTAGTATTATTATTGAACATAAAAGTGATATCATAAGTGGAAAGAAAAAAATTGTGTTTGATGAGGATTTATTTGTTGAGTTAAATAAAGAAGGAATTGAACTCGATGATGAGTATTTACAAACACTTCGTGATATGTTGTTTAGTAAAGATGATTCTAATGTTAAGTTAGGTTTTGAAATGATGTCTAATTTAGTACTTAATCAAAGTACAATATTATCAATTTCATTCCTATTAAATGAATTAATTTACCAAACTAGATTCAGACCAAGTTATTATACTAACAATAATACCAATTTAAAAGCGTTATTAAAACTACTTAAAACAAAAGGTATATATTGGGAACGTGATTGGAAAACGTTTGGTACTGGGTTGAGAAAGAACTTTAAAACAGGGAAAGAAGGTGCTATTGTTAAGAAGTTCTTATTAGATAATATTAATCGTGAATTTAAATTGAGTAACTCAGCTGCTGAGGAATTAGTTAATATAGTTTTTTCAACCGAAGCCCCAGAATTAAATTTAGTATAAAATAAATAATATGATAGATAATATACACGGCGATATAGCCAAACACTCTAAGACATTAATGTTTCGTGAACCGTTTTATGGATTGTTCCTAATCGGTCTGAATAAAGAATTAAGTGATACTGTCTCAACTGCTTGTGTTGCTAAAGATGGTATTAATACTAAGTTAGTTATTAGTCCTAAATTTTGGGAGACAATAGGTGATGGTTGTAAAGTAGCTGTTTTGAAACATGAATTGTTACATATTGCATTTAAACACTTACAAATGTTTGATGAGTATGATGATAAAACATTATTGAACGTAGCTGCTGATTTAGAAATTAATCAATACATTCAAGACGAGTATAAAGATGATACTTGGGATGGTTTAGAAATTAATAAAGCACCTTGGGATGAATTAAAATTACCTGAAAAAGCAGGTACTAGAAAGTATTATGAACTGATTAAAAAAGAAGCAGAACAAAATCCAGATGGTGATGTTGCTAAGTATTTAGATGCTGCTAAAGCTGCTAATGGTGATGGTGAACCTAGAGAAATAACTTTAGGAGACGGTACTAAAGTAACTGTTAAAGCGTCTCATGAGTTTTGGAAGCAATATGAGAACATGGATGAAGCAGAAAAGAAATTGATGGAGAAACAAATTGAACATCAATTAAAAGATACTGCTAACCAAGTACAAAAACAAAGAGGACATATACCAGGTGAATTAAAAGAATTAATTGATAGTTTATATGTAAGTGAAGAAGCTGTTATTGATTGGAGAGCTTATTTAAGACGTTTTAATGGTATGGCTAGTAAAGTATTTACTAAGAAAACAAGACGTAAACCAAATAAACGTTTTTATGGTAACCCAGCTCTTAAAATCAAACAAAGAAAAAATACATTAGTTGCTATTGATACTTCAGGTTCAGTTTCTAAGGATGATTTAAAGGAATTTTTAAGTGAAATTCATCACATATATAAAACAGGTACTGAAGTTACTGTTGTTGAATGTGATGCTCAAATTGGAAGAGTTTATGAGTATAAAGGTGAAGCAAAAGAAGCTTTAGAAGTAACAGGTAGAGGAGGTACAAGTTATGAACCCGTGTTAGAATATCTATTTGAACATAAAGATAAATTTCAAAACTTAATCTACTTAACTGATGGTGAATGTTCAGTTAACACTACACCATGTAAACCTACTTTATGGGTTCACTGTTCAGGAAGAAGTATTAATGAAGATTTACCAGGTGCTAAAGTACAAATTAAATCATAATGGAAAATATACACGACTTAGATCAAGACCAAATTTACAACTTGAAGGATATGCTTACAAGTTGGAATATAGATGATATTAGAATAGCATTAACATTATTAAACAATGCTAACTTTGAAAATCCAGAAATTACTCAACAAGTAAATTATTTAATGAATGAATGTCCAGGACTAAGATTTGCTGTGTTCAGTAATATTGAAGGTGGTCATCGTGTTCGATTTCATTATGAGGATAAAAGACAAGATAAAGGCCGTGAACAATTATTATATGTTGATGATGAGTCAACTTCAGAATCATTAAATTATTCTCCGTATCCATATCCACTCAATAAAATGAAAATCAATAATGGAAGAGAAACTAATTATTAATAAAGAGTTATTTAATGAATTGAAAATAATGATAAGTTCATCAAATGAACACGACGTAGTCATGGCCATTTCTATTATAGAAACGGCTGATGAATGGAATAAACAGAACCAAATAAAGAAAGAACGATTGTATGAGACTCTAAGAGAGAATGACCACATCAAAAACAGACATGAATTACAAATGAAGGTGTGGTTAGCGAATAATGACCTTAATCAATAACATAAATTTAATTATAAATAAAAAGTAAAAAATGGCAAAGACAAGTAAAAAACAAAACGCAACTGTATCATTAAATGTCCACGAATTAAAGGACTTTTTGAAACACATTATTGATAACAACCGTTATCTACAAGAAAACAATAAACCAATGGTATCAACCGAAGTTATAGGTGATAGTGGTATTGGTAAAACATCTTCTATCGTCCAATTAGCAGATGAATTAGGTTTGAATTTCGTTAAGTTAAACTTAGCTCAAATTGAGGAAATAGGTGACTTAGTAGGTTTTCCAATTCGTCAATTTGAAATGAAGGACAAAAAGACAACTGAATGGATAGATGAAAATTCAGTTGAAGATTATCGTAAGAAAGGTTATGAAGCCACAGGTTTAAATCGTATGAGTTACTGTCCACCTGAATGGATTAGTGGTAAAACAAATGGTGGTATTCTATTATTGGATGACTGGAATAGAGCTGATATGAGATTCATTCAAGCTGTAATGGAGTTAATTGACCGTCAACAATATATTAGTTGGAAGTTACCTAAAGATTGGCATATCATATTAACCGCTAATCCTGATAATGGAGATTATTTAGTTAACAGTATCGACAACGCTCAAAAAACGAGATTTATTAGTGTTAACTTAAAATTTGATCTTAAATGTTGGGGTAAGTGGGCTGAACAAGCTAAATTAGATGGTAGATGTATTAACTTTATGTTGATGCATCCAGAATTAGTTACTAAAGAAGTTAATAGTAGAAGTGTTAGTATGTTCTTTAATAGTATTAGTTCACTTAAATCGTTTGAGGAGTCATTACCATTAATTCAAATGATTGGAGAAGGTAGTGTTGGTAGTGAGTTTAGTACTTTATTTACTATGTTCATTAATAATAAATTGGATAAGATGATTTCACCTGAAAACATCATGAGTCAAGATGAAACATATGTTATGAACACACTTAAGAGTTTAGTTGGTAAAGATAAGAATTATAGAGCGGATATTGCGGCTACATTAGGTACAAGGGTTGCTAACTATTTAGAGTTCTATGCTAAGGATAATGCAGTTGAGAAACCATTAACTGATCGTATTAGTAAAATTGTAACAGAGAAAATATTTGCAACTGACGTTTGTTACAATATGGTTAAATCTATTTACAATAGTAATCCAAATAAGTTTAAATTAATGATGCTAAATAAAGAATTAGTTAAGTATATAACTAAATAATACAGTTCGTTGCTTTTACTTTAACTCCCGACTCTGTAATATGGGTTGGGAGTTTGTCATTAAAACCAACTTAACCCCACTTTAAACGGTTAACTCCTATGGTTCATATATATTTATATAATAGTATTTACCCCGTTAAATCCCTGGTAAAGGCCGATGAAAAAGTTTGGATGACCTTAATAAAGAGTTTGGAATCCCAGAATTTTTTCCATATTTTTTTAGAGCACTAAATTAATTAGAATGAGTAATAGAGGAATGAATGGAGAAGTAGGAGTTAGAGTATTAACGTTAAGTGACTGTGATTATTGCATGTGGTTAAAGAGTGAGTTGGATGGTTGCGGAATAGCCTATGTTGATATTGACGCTAATAAATTCGATGACTTCTCTACTAGTATTGAACGAGAATATAAAACTGATACGTACCCAATAGTGTTTATTGAGACTAAACAAGACACAATTGTTATAGTAGGAGAGACAGAGTTGGAGACCACAGATAAACTACGTACATTTGATACGATACCACATTTGATATCAATAATTAAAACATATATAAAATGAGATATAAACCTCAAGTAGAAAAGAAATTAGACCAATTAGAAAATATGATAATTGGATTCGGCTCACAATTCGCTAACCCAAACTTTACTATCATGATAGCTAAGGATATGATTAGTGAACTGAAGGATAAAGTTGAAGAAATTAGAACATTAATCAACGCTGAACAAGAATAAAATTAAAATAATCAAAGTTATGCTAACACCAGAACAAATTAAAGACAATTGGGATAAATTTCTAACTAACATAGAACTATACATCTCAGCCCCTCGTAAGGAACTATTGCTTGAGTTTTATACTAAACATGAGGAACGTTTCATTATGATGCCCGCTTCACATAAATCTCAATATCATAATTGCTTCCCAGGTGGTTATGTCGACCATGTGAATAGAGTAGTAGCTGCTGCCTTAGCATTTAACACGTTATGGCATGAGTTTGGAATGATAGATACTTATACAACTGAGGAATTAGTATTCTCAGCTATCAATCATGACTTAGGCAAATTTGGAGATGAGGAAAACGCCGCGTACATTGAACAGACAGACCAATGGAGACGAGATAAGTTAAATGAAACTTATATGTTCAACGATCGTTTAGAGTATATGACTGTTCCTGATCGTGGTTTACATTTGTTACTTAGTAATGGTATTATACCTACTAAAAACGAAATGATAGCTATCAGAACTCATGATGGATTATATGATGAATCAAATAAGGCTTACTTAATGGGCTTTACACCTGAAACTAAGCCTCGTACTTCACTTGTATATGTCTTACATCAGGCGGATTTAATGGCGGCTAGAATTGAGTTTGAAAAGGAATGGTTACCTAAGTTATTAGGGCCAAAAGTAGAAACACCTAAAAAGGAAAATAACTTTAAATTAAATAAAAACAATTCGGCTGTGAAGCAAAAAGCATTAAAATCTATGTCTAATCCTGCTTTAGCCGAGCTAATGAAAAAAATATGATATTAGGAATTATTGCAATTGCCTTATGGATATCCACTATAATTGGATATATCATTTGGAACTTAAATCAAAAAGTAGCTAAACTAGAACAAATTGCTACTAAACAAAAAATTGTACTTGATAGTGTAGCCGCTATTGTTGAGGAATCAAATAAACAACTTAACGCTGTTGAACTAACTGAAGCATTTAAATCAGATGACCAGATAGGATTCTTCTTCCGCAATTTACAAAACATACAAGACTCGTTAAATCATTACCTTAAGTACAATTAAACATGGCAGAAGAGCAAGAAGTATTATTAACGAAGAAAGGGACTGTCCGTAAACGCAAACCTAAAAAGGCTAATGTTTACTTCACTCAGGAAACTGAAGATGCTATTATTGAGTATCTAAAATGTAAAGATCAAGATATACGTAATAAAATATTTAATGAAAAAATTAACTACTCGTTTCATAAGCTGGCTGAAAATATCATTCATACTTTTAAGTTTTACTATACGGAAGTGGATACTATCCCTGAGTTACAACATGAAGTGGTGGCCTTTTTATTAGAAAAATTACACTTATATAATCAAAATAAAGGTAAAGCATTTAGTTACTTTGGTACTATTGCTAAACGTTATCTTATTCTTTATAATAATGCTAATTATAAAAAGCTAAAAGATAAGGCACCTGTTGAAGCTGTTGATGAAGATAAGTCAATATTAATTGATATTGTTAATAGTAATAATGAACCACAAGTAGACCAATTACCATCTTATTTACAACAGTTTACTAAGTATGTAGATGCCAATTTATTCATTTTCTTTCCAAAACAAAACGACGCTCGCATAGCTGATGCTATATTAGAGTTATTCCGTAAAAATGAAAATTTAGATATTTTTAACAAAAAAGCTTTATATATTTACGTAAAGGAAATGACCGAGGCATCAACACCTCAGATAACTAAAATTATTAAGCGTTTGAAAATAGTATATGTTAAGAAATATAACGAATATTATGAACACGGACGTATTACTATGTCGATTTAACTCTTCATATCTCTCATATTTATATAAAACGTAAATATGGATTTTAATCAAGTTTTATTCAAAGATAAAACCTTTTCAAGCTTACTAGAGGATATATATAAAAACGCCAATCGTAAAGAAAAGGAAATCAAAGCATTAATCGATCAACTGAAACCTATGATACAGGAACCAGGTGACGCGATGATGCTTGTTCCTTTGTTAAAGGAATATATGGAATTAGCAATTAAGAATGATGACGCCTTAATTAAAATGGCAGGTATTGTTCAACGTGGGATGAATAGTAGTGGTGGAGATGGACAAGATAGTGGCTTGTTAAGTGATCGTGATAAAGAATTATTATTCCAAGAAATTAGTAATATTGGTCATAATGTTGAAGTAAAGCAACTTGAAAATAAATAATGGGTAGAGAGAATACTATACGAACAGGGATAAGTATACCTAACAAAATGTTAGATATGGCTTCGAATGCTTATAATTCTATAACCCGTCATCATAAAGCTAATAGTTATGGACTTGTTAGAGCGGTTAATCCAACTACAAGACAAATTATATATTCTCCTATATCGAATAATATACCTTTAGCTAAACAAGGTATAGCTATACCTTTATCAACTAATTTTATTAAATTACCTGAACCAAATAATATTGTTCGTATTATAATAGGCCCTAACACTGATACTTCAGTTGCTAATGTTCCTGGTTCTAACACTGTATATTATGATCCAAATCCAATTGGTGTTTGGCAAACTGTAGATAATAATAAAATTAATCCTGGTCCTACTTTGGATCAAAAAGCTAAAGAAATAAGTGTAAATCCAAAAGATTTAAAACAAGTTACTTTAGGTATACCTCATAATAAACCATCTAATCTATCAACTTCAAAAGCAGGTCCTAAACCTACTCATAATTATATTATTTCAAAACCAATAGCATCAAATAATACTTTCGCTATAATAGTTGGAGGTACTCCAAGTTCTAGTTATGGTGCTACTTATATGAAAAAACAAGCTGAGACAGCTGGTATAATAAGTAATAAGAATATTATTTTTAGTGATTTTGAGAACTCAACTGAGAGTCTTATGAATGCTGTTAGGGATAAATTTCCTGAAGCTTCGTTTACTTCATTTAGTGGATTTTCAAGAGGTGGACAAAATGCTTGTGGAGAAATAGGCAATTTTTCTTTTATAGGATTAATTGACCCATCATTAACAATTAATGCTAATGTCACTGATAATAGTGTTTATATGATGTATAATCCTAATAATTGGGATAATAGTTACCCACAATTAGCTGATAGACAAAGAGCTATTGGACCTAAAATGGGAGGACGAGCTACTCAACTTAATAAAATCCATTCTCAATTCCCAGTGCTATTTTTTCAAACATACGGAAATAAACTATAATGGCTAACGATAAAATATATCCTATAGATATGAATTCCAAAGATATCCTCCTTCAAAATGAAGGTGGAGGTGGAATGATTATGAATGATCAATTTATTGGCATTGTAGGCAATATGCTTCCTGACCAAAAGAAACTTCTTGATAGTCAAGAAAATATTAATGGTACTAATATACAAACAGATAAATTTTCTAGTAATATTATAATTACTAATGCTACAAGTAATCCTATTAGTATAAATGATTTAGCAAGTAAAAATTTAGATACATTAGATCAAAGTATAAATACTAATCAAGTAGCAGCTCCTCTATCAAATGATCATTGTGGTGGTGAAGGTTTATTAAATTATGAATATCAAGAAATAGCTAAAAATTCATATAACATCATAGAATTATATACAGCACCAGACTCTACTGATTTTTACCAACCAATTAATGACAATTATATAAAAAACGGAGTTATTTCTCCTAATTGTTTAACAAAATATGTTAAAACTGAAGAACAATTTAAAACTTTATTATTTAGTCCTGAATCAATAGATGTACTTAAAACTTCATTAATTTTAGATGGTTCAAATTTTCCTATTATATATAAAACTTTACAAACTGACTTACCATCTGATGTAAAATATAATTATGAGAATGTTTTTGTACATGATAAAACTAATAAACTTAATCATAAATCAATATATCTGAATTATGATTTTAAAAATAATATCACAGGTCAAACTGAAAATAGAAGCATACTTGATATACAAACACTCCCATCAGGATTAAGATCATTAGTGTTTGGAACAGTTCAAACTAGTTGGGAAAACACTCATTATGTAGAAGGAATACTAGTAGCAATAGGTCCTGACTATTTAAATTCTTTACCAGGTATAGGTATAAAAAAAGATGAGTATGGTAGTTTACATTTTCGTGACAAAAACCAAAACTACCTCTTCTATAAATTTCGTTATATATATTTTGAAATATTAAGTATTTATAATTCTAATAAAACAAAATTTTTAACTACATTAGCTAATGTATATAAAGAAGCTGTTAAATCACACTTTTTTTCAATTAGTGAGACTACTACTAATAAAATCAGAATACAACAACAAATATTAGGTATTGATACTTCTTTAGCAATAGCATTAAAATACATTGATTGTCCTAATGAGTATGAAATAAACAATGATTTATCCACAACAAAATCATCTGAAGCTCCAGCTCCTCCTTCAATCACTCCTACAGTTACGCCCCCAGCATCATCAACATTAATTCCTCCCCAAACTAAAGCTGAGGAAGAAGAAGGTATTTATGAGGCTGAATTTTTACCCGCAACTGAAAATACTACTCAAGTACTTACAGGAGGAAATGAGAACGATGAGGAAGATACTAAAAAAATACTTACATATATAGCGCAGGGTAGAATAACAATATCAAAGATTAAAACTGATGGTAGTAATACTTCTAAAAAATATAATTTACAAACAGCTGACTTAACTGAGATTTCAAAATATGTTAGTTTCGCAGATACAGTTCAAAAAGATTGGAATAATGGAATCATTAATCCTAATTTAATAAAAGATATTGCTTCCGCTTGCAAAACAGCAGGTGTAAATTGTGTTATCACAACAGCTAAAACAGGACATAGTACAACAACAACATCAGGAAATATTAGTAGACATACAAATGGTACAGGAGTTGATATTGCTTTTGTGAATGGAATTTCTTCTATTAATGCTACTAATATTAATAATATTGACATTAACTTTAAAACAGCTGGAGATAAACTAAAAAATGCATTAGTACAAATGGGATATAAATGGAACACGGAAAAGGGAAATGATAAAGCAGTATTATGGTTAACTACAACAGGCGGTAATCATTATAATCATCTACATGTTAGTAATAGAATACAATAACAAATGGCAAAAGATATAAATCAATATACAGGAGAACAGATAGTATTATCATCAGGACGTTTAATTTTTAACGCTCGTACTAATGATGTTTATTTGAACGCCAAACGCTATATTAATTTTTCAGCAGGTGATAAAGTAACTATTGATGTAGGTAATATAGATAGTGATAATGAACAAAATATGTTTTTAGTTAATGCTCCTAGAATACAGTTTGGTTTAAATAAAAATGGTGTCGCTGAACCAATAGTTAAAGGTGAACAACTAGATGAGATATTAACTCAATTAATGGAAGCTTTAGCTATGTATAGTGATATGGTAGCAGCTACAGTTGCTACACCACCATTAGTAGTTACAACCTCAACCTTTTTAAAAGGTAGACTACAACAAGTGAAAGCTAACTTAGATAATTTTAAATCAACTAAATCATTTACAATATAATGGCTTCAAATTTATCAATACCAAGCAATGCTAAATTAGACGCTACTAAAACTCAACTTGAGAGTGTAAAATCCAAGATGGATACGGCTAAAAAAGAATTAGAAAAAGCTAAAAACGCTAAAAATTTCTTAAAAGATCAAACTAATTTAAGTTCAGCTGATGTTAAAAATATACTAACAGCGGCGGCGATACCTTTACTAACTCAATTTATTAATACAGAAAAAGTAGTAAATCTATTAATAGATAAAATTACTAACGAGACTAAAAAGAAATTAGAAAAATATGGACGTGTAGAAATATTAAATGGTGTAATTACATTTACTCCTAAAAATAAAGGTGATTTTGAAAAATTCGCTCAAAACTTTAAACGTAAAGTTAATTCATTAAAAACCGCTATAGCCGCGTTAAAAAAAATAATAGATACATTAGTTACTTTACTTAAAGTGATTAGAGCAGGATTAATTGCTCTTAAAGCATATATAGCTATTTTAAAGGCTAAATCAAAATCAATGGCGTTATTAGCTGCCGCTGAAACTGCTTCTCCATCTCCTTCAAAACCTGCAACTGCTGCTTATTTAGCATTTAAAGAATCAACTGATCCTATAATAAATTTGTTGGAAAAAAAAGTAGATGATTATATATTAATGACAACCACTATTAGTGGTATATTAGGTATATTTAAAAAAATAATTGATAAAATTAAAGAAAAATTAGATAAAATAAATGTTATTATTAATGATTTACCAGACCCATCAAAATCATTATCAACTGAATTAAACGCAACACCCCCAATATCATCAACAACACCATCCTCAGAGGACTATGAAGATATGAAAGGTAACCAATATACTATTAAAATTTACACAACTCCATCAGGAGCGTTACAAGCTACAGCTTATGATAAAAACACCAATTTAAAAATAGCTGAAACTGCTCCTAGCAAAACGCGCGGAGCTGATAAATTACTTGATGAAATTAAACAAATATTAGGATAATAAAATATTTATAAACATGAAAGCGGATACATTTGTAAAATTATTAAGAAAAGTTATACGTGAAGAAATTCAAGCTGTCGTTAGGGAAGAGCTAGGATTATTACTTGAGGCGCCTGCGCCTAAATCGGTAATGGCAGAGTCCAAAAAACCGGTTGTTAAAAATTCCATGGTCGAATCAATAAGACCTGCCAAACCAACACAGCCATCAAAACCTATGAACTTCGCTAGTAATAACATATTAAATGATATATTAAACGAAACAGCGAATGCTGGTGAGTGGAGAACAGTAGCTGATATGAAAGCTGAAAACGCTATAGGCTTTAGTGGAAACACATACGGAAACGATCCAATAGTTGTAGAAAGTGTAGACCAAATGTTAGCTAATACAAGACCAGCAGGAGATATTAACGCTGTTAAAATTGATGTTGTACCTGATTTTACTAACTTAATGGCTAAAATGAAACAAGAAGGACAAATATAATGTTAAAAAGACCAACATATACCTTAAATCCACAAGACATCGGACAAAAACGAGGTATTGGGATTAGTGTTCTTTTTAATAATGGCAATAATGTTTTTAATCAAACATTCACTACTAAAGAACAAGTTAAATCTAATTTAATTAATTATATATTAACTAATAAAGGTGAACGTCTTTTTAATCCTACATTTGGAGGTAATTTAAGAGCATCATTATTTAACCCAGACTCATCCTTTGATAGTGTAGTAGCGTCATTAGAACAAGAAATATATGCTTATGTACCAAATATTATTATTCGTAACATAGCAATAAAAAAATATTCCGATGAAAATTTAGTAAATATAATACTAGATTATTCAATAAATAACCAAAATGATAATTTAGTAATAAATGTATCAACAAATGATTTAACTAAACAATAATGGCAAACGTACCTGATATAAAATATTTTGATAAAGACTTTACCACGTTAAAGCAGGATTTAATTAACTATGCTAGAACATACTTTCAGAATAACTATATGGACTTTAGTCCATCTGCTCCTGGTAATATGTTTATGGAAATGGCCGCTTATGTAGGTGATATATTATCATTTTACACTGATACTCAACTACAAGAGACATTATTATTATATGCTCAAGAAAGAAAAAATATAATTGCTTTAGCATATGCTTTAGGTTATAGACCTAAAATAACTTCAACATCATCAGTGACATTAGATATATTTCAATTAATACCTTCTGATGGTGCTCCTTATTATAATCCTGATTTTAGATATGCTGCTACAGTAAATAAAAATACTGTAGTTAAATCAAATTCAAACCCAACAATAACTTTTATTACTCAGGATTCTATTGACTTTAAATTCTCATCTTCTTATAACCCAACAGATGTTAGTATATACCAATACTATACTTCTACAACTAATCCACAATATTATCTACTTAAAAAACAAGTAGAAGCAATATCAGGACAAATTAAAACTACTACTTTCTCATTTGGTAATCCAGTACAATTTCCAACTGTTACTATTAATGATAAAAATATTATTGAAGTAATTAGTATAGTTGATAGTGAAAACAATACATGGTATGAAGTACCTTATTTAGCTCAAGATACAGTATTTGATGAATCTTTAAATTTACCTACATTTGAACCTAATCATAGTGGTGATAATAGTGCTCGTTTTTTATTACGTTTAAAAAAGGTTCAAAAACGTTTTACAACACGATTTAACGATGATAGTAATTTAGTATTAGAGTTTGGTAGCGGCGTTACTTCAGTTCCTGATGAGACAATTATACCAAATCCTGATAATGTTGGTTTAGGCTTAGTTGATGGTATAAGTAAATTAACTATGGCTTATGACCCATCAAATTTCCAATACACAAATGAGTATGGTATTGCTCCCGCAAACACTACTTTAACAGTGACTTACTTAGTAGGTGGAGGTATTAATACAAACTTACCATCAGATGATATCAATTTAAATGATGTTGTTACTGTTAATATTAATGATTATAATTTAGATCCTTCAATAGTTAACATTTCTAAAGGATCAGTTAGATTTAATAATCCCGGTCCTTCATCTGGAGGTGGACCTGGTGAAAGTACAGAGCAAATTCGTTTACAAGCTTTAGCTAATTTCCCAACCCAAAATAGAAATGTAACTAAGGCTGACTATTTAGTTCGTACTTTATCACTACCATCAAAATATGGTTATTTAAGCAAGGCTTATGTAGCGCAAGATTATTTAGTAGCGAATGATTCAGACAAACAAAATTTTATTAATAGTAATCCATTAGCAATTTCTGTTTATGTTCTATCAACAAATATAAATGGTAGATTAACTACAGCGAGTAATATTGTAAAACAAAATTTAAAAACATACTTATCCTATGAAAAAATGATGAGTGATGCTATATTAATTAAGGATGCTTATTATGCTAATATTAAAGTTAACTTCGATATTTCAGTATTACCAGCATATAACTCACAAGATGTTTTAACTAAATGTATTGACGGATTAAAGGATTATTTTAATATATCTAAATGGCAAATAAACCAACCTATTATATACTCAGACATTTATAACTTGATTGGCTCTATTAAAGGTGTTCAATCAGTAATTAAAGTAAATATTAAAAACTTAACTGGAGGTAATTACTCTCCATATTCTTATGATATATCAGCTGCTACTAAACAAGGAGTTGTTTATCCATCTTTAGACCCAATGATATTTGAAGTAAGATATCCTAATACAGATATTTATGGTCGTATTGTAACTTATTAATTATGAAATTATTAAATATCCTTAAAAGTTTACTTAATGAATGCACTGTGACCGGTGTTAGATTAAGTAATGGTGTGGTATTAGCTAAAAATAGAGATAGAGGATATACAGCTGAAGTAGAAGTGGTACATGAAATTTTAGATAATGTAGAAATGGTTTATTGGCATGATATTGACACTGATTGGTCTGAAGGTATGAATGAATTTGGTATTGGTATTGTTAATTCATCTTTAATGGTTCATGATGATGAAAAAGAAGGTGATAAAGTTGAGAAAAAAAGAGACGAAAAACGTAAAAATCCAGAATTAGAAGATAAAAGAAAAGAACCTAAACACGCGAGTGATGGTGCTAAAATTAGACAAGTGTTATGTCAAAATAATATTAGAGACGCAGTTAAAGTTTTAGTTTCATCAAAAGGAGATGGAAGCGCTGAAGTTAACGGTGTTACTGGTCAATCTATTATTAGTGATGGAAAAGAAATATATGTTATTGAACATACAAGTATTGACGCTCCTGTTATTAGAAAATTAAAAGAAGATAAAAAAGTAATAGTGAGAACCAATCATGGTATCTACCATAAAGATGTAGGCTATCAATCAGGTATAAAAAAAGATTCTACTCATAGTAGAATGAATTTAGCGAAAGAACACTTACAAGATGCTGAAACAGATCAAGATGTTTTAGACATTTTAAAAAAACAATATAAAGAAAATACATTCTTGAATCCATATAGAAAAACAAATAAATATCACATGCAGACCACAGGTCAAATTATGATGAATTTAAAGAAAAAAGAAGTCACTATTCGTATGGATAAAGAACATGGTGAATTTGAAGGTGTAGAAACATTATTACCTAAAGATTATGAAGCCAAAATAAAAATTAAAATTGAAAAATCTTAATATATGAATTTAGACAAATTAAAAGGACATATTCCTGATAGTGTTATTACCCAAATTCCAGGAATTCAAGATAAATTTGAAATCAACACTCCATTACGTTTAGCTCATTTCTTAGCTCAATGCGGACATGAGTCAGGTGGATTTAGATTAACTAAAGAAAATTTAAATTACAGTGCTAAAGGATTACAAGGTATTTTCAAAAAATATTTTCCAGATGCTACTAAAGCTACTTTATACGAACGTAAACCTGAAAAAATTGCTAATTTAGTTTATGCAAATAGAATGGGTAATGGTCCTGAAGCAAGTGGTGATGGTGCAAAATATTGTGGACGTGGTTTTATTCAATTAACTGGTAAAACTAACTACCAAGCATTTTTTAAATCAATTGGCGCGGATATTAATACTGACCCAACATTAGTTGCAACTCAATACCCATTAGCATCAGCTGCGTGGTTCTTTAATAAGAATGGTTTACATAAAATAGCTGATGGTGGAGCAACAGATGCTGTTGTTACTTCTATTACTAAACGTGTTAATGGTGGTACAATTGGTTTACCTGATCGTATTAAACATTTTAACGAGTATTATCACTTGTTGGCTTAATCTCTCCAAATACCCCATATTTATACTAGAATAATACTAATATAAATGGGTGTTTACAAAATATTTCCGTCACAGGACACAACAATCTACACAGATTATAATACTCTGAATGCAGGGTTAGACTCGATACTAGACTTATCTAAAAATCAATCTAACCTATATCCATCATCATCTACTAGTCGTATATTAATCAAATTTGATAATGACGATATAACTGACGTTATTTCTAAATCAGGCGCTAATTTTACTGCGTCTCTTAAAATGTACAACGCTAATGTAGATGGTCTTCCAACTAATTTTGATATTGAAGTACATCCACTATATGAAAGTTGGGATATGGGTACAGGACGTTTTAATAATTTACCTATATCAATAGATGGTGCTAGTTGGAAATATAGAAGTTCAAATGAAAAAAACGCTTGGATTACTACATCATTTCCAACAGGTGTTACTTCATCTTATTACGCTACTAATGAAGGTGGTGCTTCTTATTATACAGCCTCAACAACTCAATCATTTAATTATTTCTCATCTAAAGATATTAATATTGATGTAACTCAATTTATTGGATGGTACACTGCTAGTGTTATTCCAAATAATGGATTTGTTATTATGAATAGTACATCAGATTCTCCAACTGGCACAGGCTCATTTGAATTTGATCATAACTACAAATACACATTTAATTTCTTTTCTAGAGATACTAACACTATTTATCCTCCATGTTTGGAATTTAAATGGAACGATAGTACATTCAATACAGCATCATCAGTATTTATCCCTAATGAAGAAATAAATATCGCTATTGCTAATAACAAAACTATATTTTATGATAATGAATATGTAAGATTTAGAGTATATGCTAGAGAAAAATATCCAGCTCGAGTGTACACTCAAACAGCATTAAATCAGTATAATAAAGTATTACCTACTGCTTCATACTATTCAATTATAGATTTAGATACAAATACAAAAATAATTGATTTTGATACTACAGCTACTAAATTAAGTATTGATGGAACAAGTAGTTATTTTAGAATGTATATGAATGGATTAGAACCTGAACGTTATTATAAAATACAAATTAAGTCTATCATTGATGGAGGTACTTATATTTTTGATGATGACTATTATTTTAAAGTATTACAAACAGTTTAATAATGTCTGAACAAATAAAGATACAAAAAACTATTTATAGTTTAAACAGTTTTAATAATGTTGTTGACACTAATTTTTCACAATTAGTTAAAACATCATCACCATTAACAAATGTTACTACATTGGATAAAACTGTTAGTCAATTCTTTCAAGAATATGATTCATTATTTTTTGAAATACCTCCAACAGGCTCAGAACAATCACATTTAGGTTTAGCAACTAGAAGTTTAGAATATTTAGGATTATCATTAGAAACTTTACAAAAAGAAATCGATGATTTAAGAGAAGAAAATGTTAACTTAAAAAATCAAATTGTATTAACTTCTCAAATTAATACAGGAACACAAATATAATATGGCAACAACAGTTACTAATATATCAGTATCCAACAACATCCTTTCAGGATCATCTTCTCAACAGTTAGTTATAACTAGAGATATGGTTCGTAACTTTGGCGCCCCTGAAGACTATGTTGAGTTACATATAAGTGATCCTTCAGGTAAAGTACTTTATTCATATTCTCCTTTTAAAGGATATACAATACCAGGTACATTTGCACCTTCTACTGCTTATACAATACAAGAATTAGTTTTTGATCCTGCTAAAGATTTACAAAATACAGGTATTAGATATGGTGATTATAAACTTACTTATAACATTTTAAGACCTAAAATTGTTAAGGATTCTAATCCAAGTTTATTCATTAAAGAAATATCTGGTGATAGAACAGAAATTAGATTAAGTACTAATAATATTTCTACAACTGATATTCAAGTTAATACTTCTGATTTTATTAATGAAATTCAAGGAGTACCTTACTTTAAGGAATTTTATATAAACTTTGGAAAAAATCAACTAATACCAGCAACTAACGTAGCGTTAGATTTAGGATCGTCAAATGTAATTGTTGCTCAAAGTCAAGGTAATGTTGCAGCAACCTCCACTTTAGCAGGACCTCCAACAGTATTAATTAAATTACTTAATCCATTACCACTACAATATACTGTTAATACTTTAGTTAGTGTTGTAGATGAAATATCAAATTCAAAAATCTATGAGGTTAATACAACTCCAGATCCAGTACCTGTAGTTTATCCTTCATTACGTGGACCTAATTTTGATTTGGATTTAGATCAATTAAGAGTAGGACCTACTCCTTATTATAATTTTACTGAAGTAACTAGTTTCCAAGGTACATTTGCTCCTCAATTACAACAATTGCTTAGTCAATTAAGTGCTTCTAATTTCCAAATTAATATCGATTATACTGACTATAACAACTTTGTTCATTATTCAAGTGCTGCTCGTCGTTTAGAAGGATTCAAATATAAATTAGTTAATCTTGAGGCGACAACATCATTAAGTGCATCTGTTGCTTTAAGTGCTTCTCCAACAGCTGCTTTAGATGCTGCTAAGTATCAAAGCAGTATAAATAAAATAATTCAAAGTTTTGATGGTTGGGAACAATACTTGTATTATAATACAGGTTCATTCTCATGGCCAAAGCAAAACTCAACTAAACCATATATAGTCCAATCAGTTACTTCTTCTGAATCACAAACTTGGTATAACGGTAATTATGATTCTGCTTCTATATATGACGAAAATAACCAAAACTATTTACTATATACCTTACCAGGTTATATAGCTGAAAATGATAATAATGAATTAGCCTTCCAATTTGTAGCGTCTATTGGACAAATGTTTGATGATATTTGGATTCATATTAAAGCAATAACTGACTTATACCAAACAAAAAATGCTTTAGATAAAGGTATATCTAAAGATTTAGTATACTTTGCTTTACAATCTTTAGGTATTAATACATATACTGATCAAGACGGTAATAATCAATTTCAATATTTATATGGTGTTAATCCTGATGGTACTTACAAACCACAGGTTGCTTCATATCAAACCTTAATTAGTGCTTCTAATTACCAATTATCAGGACAAGACCAACAAGAAGGAATTTATAAGCGTTTATATAGTAACTTACCTTTATTACTTAAATCAAAAGGTACAACTCGCTTTAATCAATATTTAAACACTATATTTGGTATTCCAACAACAATAATGGGAGCTGTAGAATATGGTGGTGTAGATAAAATAACATCTTCATTTGAATATGAATATGATAGATTCACTTACGCGTTACAAACATCAAATTCAAATAATATAACTATACCTTGGAATTATGTTTCTCAAAGTAAAGCTAGAACAACTTACTCAGATATAGTACCAGATGGTATTGAATTTAGATTTAAAGCATCTCCATCTTATGCTACTACTCAATCTTTATTTTATAGTGGTTCTAATTTTAAATTAGATTTATATTATACTAACACAGGTTCTAATGGCTCTATTTACGCTAATACTATAGGTGATTTTGGTTATATAAAGTTTACTTTAGGTAGTACCTCAGTAACATCATCTACTATACCTGTATTTACAACAGGTTCAAATGATGATACTAGTTGGTATAATGTATTAGTTCAAAGACGTACTCCTAATTTAAGAGTAGGACAAACAAGTACTTCTCAAACATATGACATTTATGTTAAAAATAATATTTATGGAGAAGTAGGACATGTAGCAAGCGCTAGTTTAACAACTTCTACTGCTGCTACTAACTCATTATGGTATAATCAAGGTTCTATAAAGTTAGGAGGTGGCACTTATCCATTTAGTGGTTCAATCCAAGAAGTAAGATTATGGTCTAATTATGTATCTGAGTCTACATTTAATTTGCATGTGGTAAATCCTGAATCAATTGAAGGTAATACTTATAGTTCTTCATATTCAGATTTAATAGCTAGATGGCCATTAGGAAATAACTTATATACATACAATCATAGTTTAATAACAAATGTTGCTTCAGTAGCACCTGATCAAAATATTCAAGCGTTCACTGCTTCCTTTGCTAATTTTATAAATCAAAATAATTATACTTCATTTACTGAAACATATTATGCCGATGTTGCTAACTCAGGATATGCTAATCCAGTGACTGATAAAATTAGAATATATAGTGGAAGTACTTATGGTACTCAATTAATGCCTAATAAGAGTATTGTTGTACCTGATATTATTCCAATTACTAAAGATATACATTTATTAGATGCTAGTTTATCTCCTCAAGACGAGATAGATAGAGCTATTATAGCCGCTTTCGGTTCATCTTATACTGTGGATGATATTATTGGTAATCCTGCTACAGGATCATATTATGAATTTCAACCACTTCAAAATGAATTTTTTAAGAAATTTATTAATAAATATAATTATAAAGATTATATTCGTTTAATTGATTTCTTCCATAATTCTTTATTTAAAACACTTAAAGATTTTACACCAGCTAGAACTAACTTATCTACAGGTATTGTAATTAAACCACATTTACTTGAAAGACCTGTTATATATAGAAGTGAACCTACATTTACTCATTTTGAAGTTGATGCTGAAATTAAAACAGCATTTATAAGCGCTAGTAATGGAGGTAATTATAGTCAATCTATTTATCCAATAACTTATAAAGGAGAATTTGGCAATGTTACAGTAATGTCAGACGCTAGAGATTTTTTCACAGGTGAATTACCAAGTGCATCAATTGACTATCATGATATATTCATATCAGGAAATGTAAATCCTTATAATCATTTTTCTCCAAATAACACAAGTTCA